GCTGTTCTAACTGTTAGTTTTCACTACGTTAAAGGATAGCACACATGCCTTCTCTTTCGAGGGACATGGCTCGAGTTTATAAGCTCGAGACTAAGGTGTTTATGATGGTCTGTGAGTCTATCGACTCGCCTAGGGCCCTCACCTGCTGGCTAATGGCCAAGTACGAAGCTTGGGATGAATATCTGAGTCTTCCTGACCCGGATACGTTATCTCCTCGCTTCGACGATGACTATTTAGTTTCGCAGATGATGTCGAAGAATCCGCTTCTGCCTACATCCCACAATCGTAGAGCGAAAGCTCTCGAGAAGTGGTTTGCAGCTGAAGATGGTTGCCGCCTGACGAACGAGCGTTTCCGTACTTACGAGGAAGGGAATTTCTCCTTTACGAGTAAATATGAATCGTTTTTTCGTCGCTTTCAGCGGTGTGTCTTTCGCATACTTGGTACTCTCTCACGAGATGACCTTGAATTTGCGGAGAGCAACTTTCGATTTGGCCCGGGTGCTACTGCAAGTGTGAGTGGCAGTGATGTACTTCCATCAAGAAAAATAACCGCCGATTGGACGGTTACACCTAGACTCCAACCTTATCTAATGAGTATTCTCCCCCGTTTCCGGGGTGAATCCGCTGTAAGGGGTTATGCCCTCCAAGCGTTCGATAAGGTAACTTTCGTACCGAAGAACGCAAAAACTGATAGACCGATTTCGATCGGTCCCCATGCGAACATTTACGTTCAATTGGGGATCGCCGAGTTAATCCGTCAGCGTTTGCGCCGCATCGGTGTCGACCTACGCAAGCAGAAGTTTATCAACCGCCAAACCGTTTTACGAGCTCAGCGCGATGGTCTTGCGACCATCGATCTGAAATCGGCAAGCGATACGGTAGCTGATAGACTCATACGGATGGTTTTGCCACCCGAATGGCTTGCTCTCCTCGACGTCGCGCGCTGTGATTACAGCGTGGTTGACGGAAAGGAGGTCAAACTGGAAAAATACTCTGCGATGGGTAATGGCTACACCTTCGAACTTGAAACGCTTCTCTTCATCGCGGCCTGTCAGGCCGCGGGGTCGAAAGATTTCAATGTTTTCGGGGATGACATTATCGTTGAACAAAGTATAGCTCCTGATTTGATCGACTATCTTCAATTCCTAGGATTCGAAGTTAACGAAAGCAAAAC